AGGGCGTACGCCATACCGTCTTGATGGCTGCGCACCAGTCACCCGCCTGCGCACCGTAGAAGTCAGCTTGGATCATCAGACGCTTTGGGCCGATGATGTTCCGCTGGAGGTTCACTTTGTCATACCATTGGCGCGGAACTTCGAGATCCACACTCGCAATCTCTGTCAGTTCGACAAAGCTCCCCACCGGCATAGCAACACGGTTCACCTGAGCACGGATGACCTGAGCACCGTTTACGAAGGGCTGAAAGAACAACCCGAGCGCGTCGAATACTGTGTCGATCGCAATAGAGGGCACGAACTGTGCTGGGGCTCTCATGCGGGTACATCCTGAAGCGTTATCGCCGCACGCGTCCACATCGGCCATTGCTCAAGTATCGCCGTGGTGAGATATGTCTGGGAGCCGATGGTCACAAGATCACCGCCCTGCGAGTGCGCCCGCACAACGGCGTTCAATGGACCGCGAAGAATGATCGACTGCGTGGCATCCTGAATGTTGAGGCCGTCGAGATGGCGAAGGTCTGCCGCCGTAAGTGCCTGCACTTGAGCGAATCCTGTGACGGGAGTCCCGTAAGAGGGAACCTGCTTCAGTCCAGTGCCGATAGTGTACCCAGTCGAAGGAGTCACCGTAACCTCAATGTTGGGGTTCACAGTGTCCGTCGATTGATTCGCAATCCCGCGCAGGTCCATTAGGCTACCCTGACAACAAAATCTTTATTGCAAACCTCGAATGTTTTTACGTCAAAACCAGCACCCTGAAGCGCCTTCGCGATTGCTTCCCGGTCAGCAGCAACGATTGCAATGAAGTAGCGCCTTGGTTCATTGTTTTCTGTGGCTGCGATAATAGTTACTGGTTTTCCTTCGTCAGCGTAAGCTGCCGCTAAATTTGCGAGCCCATCGGTAATAATATTCATCCGCGCGCCTCATAGTTTCCGGTTTTCGTGTTGAGCACCATCACATCGCCTTGGCTCACGCGGTATCCCGTGCTGTTGAGCATATCGCCAGTCCAGATAAGCGGCTTGGCCTGAGTGCCCGAGGCGATAGGATCGCCAGCCTCTACTTCGCGCTGCGCCTGCACTACGTCACGCGCACGGATGTTCTGTGGGTTGTTGCCAAACTTCAGACGCAACCGAAGCGTGGTCGAGGACAGCGCCGGCGCGGCGAGGTCGATGATGCTCTGCTTCAGCTCCCCATCAATCTCTTCGCCCATAAAGGCCAGCGTGCGCTTGCCATCCATCTTCGAGCGCTGCAATTCAGTAGCCATCATGCCCGGCCACTTCGGAGACTCCTTTGCAACCATCGTGCGAAAGAATGGCCGTGGGGGGGAAGGGAAGCGTCCCTTGTGCCCAAACTCATTCCAGAAGGCGATAGGTGCCTGATCGTTGTCGATGAAGCCCACCTGAACGGTGCCCTGCGCCTGCTTAGCCAGCTCAAGGAGCTTGGCTGTCACCGCATCGGACATCTTTATCGCTCTGGCAGCCATACAGCAAAGTCCTCTATTCCCACTCCATCCACGCAAATTAGCAGTGCTGAAACCGTCGGCAACTCAAGCTCTCCTCTTTCAATCCTCTCGATATCGCGCTTCAGTTCGGAAGCGTCGATGGAGAGAAAAACCGTAATCATACGACTCCTCTTCCAATAAGTGCCCCGATACCCAAGAAGCCTTCAACCTGCGTTGGCTGAGGGAAGTAGCGCGCTCCGCGTAGAGATGTAGTTGCAGCCCAGAAACTTGCCCCATATTGCGAACAATTGAACCACGGCCCACTTCCCGGCGTCGCCGGAGTGTAATCGAACGTAGCACCCACCGCGCCCTCATTGGCTGCGCTTACGCGTCCCACGGGCCGGGGCTGGCCGTCTGCCGTGAGTGCTCCGCCGAGAAACGCAATATGTGCGGTGATCTGATTCAGCAAAACACCGCGCAGATTCACATCCTGCACGACGCTGCGGTCGGTGTTGTTGAGGTAGAGCCCTGCTTCCGCGAAGAGCGTCGTCAAGAGTGCCGGATCAACCGCCGTAAACTCGGGATAGCGGAGCAGGAAACCAGCGACATTGAATACGGCAACGCTCATTATTTACGCCTTCTGCATCTTGACGCCATCGATGACAGCGTTCTTGTCCATTCCCTCGAAGCCCGTCTTTTCCTTCTTCACATCCTTGGCCTTCTGCGTCGCCTCATCGTCCGAACGCGCCTCAAATACGGCTCTGTTCTTCAGTGGAGGAAATCCAACATAGGCGGCCTTCCACTCTGCCCAGAACTCAGCATCAACCGGCGTGGTCGTATACAGGCGGGGAGGCATGTATAAGCCTTCCTCCGACTTCGCCTCGTAGGTGCCCGCGAGCTTCACTTTGATGTCGCGGTTCTTGGGGTGCTGCAAGATGAGACCGTTCGGTAGACGGCAGCCAATTAATACCATTTCCTTAGCCATGAAACCCTTTCAAGGAGCGGCTCGAAGCCGCGCTGAGGCCGCACTATTGCGGCTCCTGTTTTAGCACTAAACGCCAATTAGACTTTGGATCAAGAACGGCCGGCTGATGATTGTGCCCCACGTTCCCGCAGAAGTTTTCTGCCGGAAACTCGACTCTTGCACAATGATCGGGTGAGCCCGCAACTTCTCGGTAAAGGCGGTGGTTGCCGTCCTTTGGCCCTTCATCTCATCGAGAATCAACTGCACGAACTCACCCGATGCGGTGTTGTACTCCGGTGCCGTCTCAAACCTGAGATTCGGGAAGTTCTCCTGAAGGTTCGACTTGACGGTTGCCTTGTAGACATTCGTGGTCTTGAGGTAGACCTGCGAGATCGGCGACATCACCAGCGTCATCGGAGAATCCATGTCCATATCCACAAACCCCTCTGCCTGAGATACGAGCTGCTTGTACAGCGCCAGGATGTCGTCGTAGATGTACACGGCTCCATTGAGCGCGTCGGTGGCCTTCTGTGCCCACGTCACCAAACCGGCTCCCTGCGAGAGAGGAGCGATCGGAGCGGACAACGACGGATCGTTGAGTAGGCCATAGTTCGCCAGCCCACTGATGCCGAAGAAGTAGCTCTTATTCTGGAACTTGTCCAGAACCGAGACGGAGGCGATGCGCTGGCGATTGGCCCAGTCGATGCGCGCGAGGCCCATCTTGTCGAGTTCGCGCTCTCCCCACTGGGTGATGACCTGGTAGGTGTAGGACTGGCGCTGAACCCAGTTCACGTTCGCGCCGGCAATGCCATCCATCGAATAGTCGCCGTAGGAGCTGACCATGCCGGTCGACTCGACAATCGGGAACATCGCCGTTTCGAGAGTCCAGTCGCCCTTCTTCGTCTCCTCACCGACAATCTTCGTCGCCTTGTTGGGAGCGACAAGGACTTCGATCACCTTCGGGTCAATGAAGGTAGAGAGAAACGCAGGGATGCCACTGCTCGACATGGTAATCAGCTCTGGCTGAGCATCCATTGCCAGCATCCCGCCGCGCTCTTTCTCGGTGCGCTGCAACTGGGCATCAACTCCCATGAAGTTGATGCCCCACTTCCGCGATACTGCTTCAAGATTACGGTCCATTGCTAATTCCCCTCATGCCGAGATTTGCTTACTACCACGTTGAGATTGCTACCAGATTGCCGACAGCGGCCGAAGTCTGCGCCACGAAGTTGGTCAGGATTCCGCCAACGACCGTCAAAGCGGTTGAGGCCGCATACGCCGTCGCCGGAACGTCCAGAGTGTAGACTCCGATTCCGCCAATGGCTCCGCTGACCTGCGAGGCTAGTGTTGCGCCTGCAGGTACTTCGGTACCAGTGATGGCGTCCCCGATGGCAAGCGTTCCCGTTACCGCCGACACATCCAACACAATGCCGAAGCTCGTAACCGTAGCCGCCGCAGCCGTTGTTGCCACGCTGGTGGTGTAGGTGCCAGCTCCGCCCGTCGCTCCACTGACCTGAGCGCCAATCGTGGTGCCAGTCGGCACGCCGGTGCCCGCGATGGTGTCCCCGATGGAGATCAGGCCAGTGACCGCGGTAACGACAAGGCTGGTGCCCGTGCCGGTTGCCGTGAACGTGGACCCGATTGCGCCGGTGCCAGTCGCGCCGGCCGGAGCCGAACCGATGAACAGTGCGCCATCCGCATACCGCGCATAGCAAGCCGAGCCGCGAACCGCGCTGCTTCCGCCAGCAATCAAGTCGAGGAAGTCGCCTGCGTTGAACAGTGTCACAGGGAAGCCCGGGGGGATGAGCATCCCTGCCGCCTGGAGGTACTGCGTCAGAAGCCCTTGCTGGTCGCGGTGAACGAAGCCAGTCGGAGCAACCGCTCCCGTGGCAAAGCTGTTCACAGTGAACCCGTCATTTGCCAGCCACGCGAACTGACCGATGGTGACGCCATTCGGACCCGCAACGAAGCCGCTTGCCTGATTGCCGTTGGCATCGAAGCCAGGGGTAATCTGCGTCGCCCTCGGATTGGCGCTGGCGAAGTCGCCCTCAACCCCCAAAGGGTTGTAGAGGTTGACCGCCGTCTGAAAACTACCGATGAGATTGCCTGCCATGTTGTTCTCCTTACATCACCTGAATTTGACGACCTGCGCCTGCGAACTTTTCCTCGACACTGACAGCATCGAAGGCCTGACGGACGGCGGGCTTGGAAGCCTGCTGCGCCAGATTGAAGAGCGCCCGAAGTGCTGGCGTCCCACTCACGTCCTTGTGATCGACCTTCATCTGGTCGAGTGCGAAGGTGTAGATCCCCTCCGCCGAATCCTGGGCGAGCACATCGCCAACCACGGAGCGGACGGCGGCGGCAGCGGCGGCGGCCTCACGAAGTTCCGCCTTGAACTCATCCATTGCGTGCTTCATGCTGTCCTCCGCCTTCTTCTTGTCTTCCTCGTCCTTGGCCTTCTTGTCCTTGGCCTCTTTCTTCTCGCGCTCGTCCTTGTCTTCCTTGGACTCAGGCTCGGCATCGCGGGCAGACTTGCAATCGCCACACATGCATCCCTTGGGATGCTCTTCGGCATCCTTCGCTTTCTTGTCAGCAGCCTTCTTATCAGCGGCCTCGCAGTCCTTGGCTTTCTTGTCCTTCGCGGCCTTTTCCTCGCGCTCTTTCTTCTCCTCCGCCGTCTCTTCCTCAGCTTCAGCGTCCTTGGCCGCATCCATCGCCGCGAACGTCTCCTTGGTGCGAAGCGCGGCATCCATCGCCAACAGCTTCGGTTCAAGGGCACGCAGATCGCACTGCTTGCGGGTAAGGCCAATCACCAAAGGCCGGAGAGCAGCGTCCGACGCCAGCTTAGGCGAGGCCGCACAGAGGATTGCGTAAAGCGCTTTGCCAAATTTCGTTTCCATGTTTATCTCCAGTTTGCTGTCCGCTGCCTTCACATCTGATCCGGCCCGGCCTGATTTCACCAATGCAACGTGATTGCCTTCAATATCGCGCATCACCCCGTCATAGCGTTGCCCTTCGTACATTCCGGGCGTCATGTCGGCGCGATAGCGATAAGAGGATGAAAGCTCTCGCACGGTGTCCGTCTCGATGCCTGCGATTGCTTCCTCGTCCCACACACATAAGTCTGCGATTAGATACGGAGCCAGAAACTCCACATCCGACCCGACCGTTCCCGCAATTTGCTCCTGCTTGGGATCTTCCGCGCTCACTGCTGTATGCACGAACATGAGCTGGTTCCGCGCAAAGGAGGGAGCGGCTTTCGCAAGCTCGCCAGGATCGCGGAGCATCTGGTAGATGCGCTCCGGCTCCAAGCCCAACTGCTCTGAATTTGGGATTTCCCGCCCGTAATAGGGGTTTACCGTCGCCTTGGAGATGGGCGTCCGCAGAATGTGAAGTCTGCCGTCTGCATCGTATCGCCGGTTCTTCAATGCTGAGTCGCACGCAATCTCCATAGCTCGTCTCCACATGAGCTTTTCACTATGTACAACTTATTGCAATGGTTTCGCTGGAATAGAAAGGCTTTATGCCTTATACTGATTGAGATATGGGCGCACTGAAATCCAAAGTCTGCGCGATGGGACATCACTTCAAACAAGGCGCGAAACGCCAGCGCTGCCCTATCTGCCAGAGTGCTTACTTGAGCAAATGGCGGGCGGCTCAGAAACCGAAGGGCAAAGGAGTAGTGAAATGATCATCATGGTGATATTCGGATTTTTCTTTCTAGTGGGTGCGGTGCTCTTGGCTGCACTCGTTATAGGCGTCATCGGCATCATGTACCGCGCCGGTCGCCACTTCAGGGAGTCGAACGCGGCTCGGCGGGCTCAGGGGCGCTGAGGTACTGAGATGATTCAGCTGGGGTAAACGGAAGAACGCTCCTGCCCACGCATCGGCAAGAAATAAGTTCACCAGGGAAGATCCACTTCTTTACATCCTCGTCCCACATCCCCTTTGCCACGTCGTACCGCTTGCCGTTCATGGCGACGTGTGTGGGCCGTGGCGTCTTCCCTGCATGGGAGTGAAGCCAGATCGATTCCTTAATTCCTAATTCGATCTGGCGAGCTCGCTGCACAACTGCTGAACCCTTGTTCGCCTGGTCCCTACTTATTAACACTGCCCGGTTCGATGCAACATGATACCGCTCACGAATCTCCGCTGCCATCGACTTCAAATCACGTCCGGCGGCGTAGTTGCGCATCACGATTCCCTCGACCTCCTGCAAATACTGTGCAGGTATCGACTTGATTAGTCCCACATTCTCCGCAAGGGAAGCCTCAAACGCGTCTCGCATGGCTGGCGTCAGGGTGAACTGAATCGACCACCCAGCCTCGCGGAGAGCTTGCCGCATGGCTGAGTCGGTGCCACGGAACAGGTTCTTGACGAACGTCTCTGCTACCTTTGGGGCCATGTCGTCGAACCGCGTCTGCCAGCGCTCGGATATCCTCTCAAACTCCAAACGCATCTGTTCGGACGGTGTGGAGTCGATAGCCAGCTCGGGCGGCGTAGCCTTGCGCTGGGCACCTAGCCAGAACTCGACACTACGGGCCATCTCATCGATCAGAAGGAGCATCTGCCGGCGATAGCGCGATGCCGTGCCTGCGTTGGCCCACACCGGCCTTGCTACCCTTGTTCTCGCGGTTCGCTCAACTGCAAGCTTGCTCATTGCCATTGGCATCCATTGTCCAGCGCCACCAAAGCTAGTAGTCGCTTCATTGTTCCTCCTGCTTTCATGCCGTACCTCTTGCCAGCGATGCAGACTCCTCTTGCTGGTCAGGAGGCGCAATCTCTTTTTCAATATCAATGCCTTGGTACCCTGAATCTGGGTCACGTGCAAGCCGCTCACGCTCTTCTTGATGGTCAATCACGCCTCTGTCGATGTAATTTCCGGCCCGAATGCTGTCGTTGACGCGGATCGTCGACTCCTGCTCTTCCGTCATCTCGTATAGTGGGTTGAAGACAAACGTGATGTCGGGATCAATCTCGCCGTAGAGGTGGAGTTGCACGATCTTGAACATGGCGTCCACGAGCTTGCGATAGAAAGCCTCTTGCTGGGCATGGATGTAGTCGTACCAGACGCGAATCTCTCCCTCAGCCGTGTTGCCGAATCCTGAGGGTGTGACGCCGGTTAGCACGGTTGCAGGCTCACGGCTCACCACGCAAAGCTGCTCCAACGCCTGCGCCTGTAGCTCGTGCAACCCACCCAGGGGAACGGCAAGCTGAGTAAGCTCCTCGCGTTCCTTATCGAGCGCCATGACGCCCTTATTGCTGCGCGTGAGCGTAAAGAGCTTGATGCGAGAGAATAGGTCGGATCCATCATCTCCGCCCGTCAGCACCTGGTCCATCGCCGTCGAGAGCACAACAATAGAGAAGTTGTTGATCATGTCAGAAACACTCTGCCGGGTGCGCAGCCAGTTGTTGACGTAGGGCTCGGCAAGCTGCGAGAGGCTGATGCCGCTGAAGTTGAATCCCGGCTTGAATATGTCGGGAACCTCGCGTGTGGTCACAATCAGCAAACGCGTCGCGTCCCAATGCTGGCCCATTACCCACCAGCTCTGCGGCTTGTAGAAGTCATTGCGGGAGGGGTCAAGCGCGTTGTACATCAGTGGCGTTGTCCAGATGGGGTCAACGTTCTTGAATCCCTCCAGACTGCCCTTCTTGATCGTCTTCGAGCTGATTATGAGTGGAGTCTTCACGTCCGCGCCCGCGATGTTAACGAGGATCTGGCCCGTCCCGTAGAACGCATCATGCTCCGCTGCTTTGCGGATGATCTGCTGAATCCCCAGCTTCGTGAACTCCTGCTCAATCTCGGTGATCTTCTGCTTCGTACTGTCGCCGGCCGTGTCGGTGGAATTGAACGTGATCCACTGCCGGGTAAGCTCCGTTGCCAGCGCGTTCGCCATGTTGCGGTACTCCGACCGCAGCGCCAGTAGCATGAGGTAAGGATAGCCTGGGAAGCCTTCAATGTTGTTGTAGGCGTAGAGTTGCGAGCCAAACTGAGGCCCAGCATCCATCGCCAGCTTTGCACACTCGTAGGCTGCAGAGTCCATCGCCACCTGCGGCTCTACGCCTTTGGGCACGACGCCAGCAGGGATGACGGGAGGTTGGATGTTGTAATGCGGGCGCGGTGCGTCCTCCATCGCCTTGTAGATGGCTGAGCGTATGCCCGATGAGGTTGCGACAGGCTTAGCTGGCGGTTCGACGGGGGCGGGTTTCGTCTTCCAGAACTTTAGCATAGGCGTCGGGGCTCCACCATGATTATGCACCAACACCGGGATCCATGTATCGATAATATTCCAGCAAGAACAGCGAAGCCAGCATCATGAACAGCCAGTCTCCGGTGTGGCTGTGGTGATACCAACATGCGCAGAGAAAGCACGCTATCGATGGAAGAACGTTGAATAATCGCCTCGTTTCGGCTCCTTCATTGCAGCGCATTTGGAATAAGCGGATTCCACAGCTTTGAGCAACTCCCGCGTCTCGTAAAGCATAAAGTGGAGGCGGTCGAAGTCATCTGAGCTTACATATTGAGGTTGAGGATGCGGCTGTCCCTTAGCTGAAAGTCTACCCTCCTGCCAATCAGTGTTATCCTCATCGCACTGCCAGAATCGCAACCTCTCTACATTCTCAGGGTCAAACCCTGCATAACCTTCGGGCACTTTCATTGTTTGCATCCTCTAAAATGATTTCCACCGAGGGCACCACATGACTTGCACGGCTTACCGGTGGGGTTGATGAGCCGCTCACGCTCTTCTTGATGGTCAATCACGCCTCTGTCGATGTAATATCCGGCCCGAATTGGGGAGACATATCCGGTCGTTGTCTCGCGCTCGATCCATGCGACGGTCTCTTTGCTGGCAAGTCTCCTCACGCAACCTGTAAGCGTCTCTATGGATTTTCGCATCTCTGGCTTCAGAAAAGGACGTGCTGGCGGTTTCGGGCATTCTCGCCAGCCCACCGCTGTCATTCGGATCGCCCGCGGCAACCTTCGCGTTCCATTTCCGGCTGCGACACTTGCCGCTGGTGCAGTGCGTGTACACCACTCCCGGAGTCGGTATCCACTCATGGTTGCAGATGTCGCAGTGGTTTACTGTGCGCTGGACTTGGCTCATAGGGGGCTCTTTACGTCTTTACCATCAGCAGCCTCAACCGGTGCATACCATCCATCATTTCGGCTG